ATCTGCTTGTAGTACTTGTTCGCTTTTATACGTCTTTTTATCAACGTGTTCTAGTAGTATATTTGGTTTTGGTCTACTCATTACATAGTTCCTTATTAGTTAACTACGTATATTTATCTCTTTTTTCTATTAAGTAGGTACTTAATAAGGAATAATAGTGGTTGAGATAATTCTCATATCTGATGATAAATCTACTATATTACATACAGTATTTGCTAGTTTGTCTACATCAAGTCCTTGCCCTGGGCCATGACGGGAACCGGTAATTGCACCAGATTTAATATTAATTATTTGACAACGATTTTTTCTATAATTAAGGTCTAAACAAATTTTATCTAATGCATATTTTGCTACATCATATAGTTGTGTATTAATACTAATTTTTGCTCTCATCATGTGAGCAGATGGACGTTGTTCAGGACTAGAACTACTTATTACAATAATTTTTTTTGGAGTATCCTTATATGCTTCGTATAAATCACAGAGCAGTTCAATTTGAGAAACCCTAAAACTATTCTTAATAGTAGACTTGCCCGACGGTATAATATATATATGATCCATATCTATAGCTTTACTTACTATAGCATTCTTTGTATCTTTATCATTTATATTATCTTGTTCTCTAGAACCTATGCCTGCTGCACCATTCTCTGATCTTCTATTACACTCATCGTATATTGCTTTACCAATACTTGATGTGTATCCAATTATAAGAGAGTTGGGCATCTAACTTTCATCCATATCAAAGTCTTTATACAAAGTATATTTGGCAGTAAGTTCTTCGCCAGCTTTGATAGGTCTTGTTGTTATAAGATAACATACAGGTTTTTGATGCCAAAATCCTTTTATATTCTTACAGTTAGGATCTTCTGAATGATTGTAAAATGCTCCTAAGGCAGTTCTTATAGCACCATGCGGAAAGTTTTTGTCTAGTATATGTACTATTCCTAGTACAACTTCAGCTTCAAAATCTTTTGTAGAAAACAATCCTAATCCTTGGACATTAGATTCTTTAATTGTTAGTCCGTCCGGTAATGGTCTATACATTAATAAATTCACCTTTCTCGTATCTGTTAATCATATCGTTATATAACTCGTTTACAACTTTTATCCTAAACATCACACGATATTCTTTTATTGTATCTACACTATGTATTGTTTTACCGTTAAATACTGTAGGATGTGTTGTGTTATAACTATATGTGTATTCGACACCTAAAGGATTATCTCTATCTTTATCTTCACCTTTATAGAATGTAATAGGTTCACCGCCGGTGTTTGGAATAAGTGGAAACATGATATTATATTCTAAATATCTATCTGTGTGATTACTAAAAGTAAATCCGGGTGTGTATGTCATAAATGTAATATCGTGTTCATCAATTGGTTTTACAAAATTAAAACGATTTAGAACATTTTGTATTTCTGGATATTCGGTAAGTTGTTTACCTTCCCAATACGGAGTAAATATTCCATTTAATCCACCGTCACCTCTATTCTGATTTCTAGTATAGCTCTTGGCTCCGCCTTCATTTTTTATTGCTTTTTTATATTGATTCCAGGGGAGTTCGCATTCTTTAGGAATACGATTAAACAAATCTATAAGTTCTTGTTTGTTGTAACTTATTTCATCAATAATACAATGGTGCTTAAACTTCTTCATCTACCATTTGCCACCTACATCCATGTTAACTTCAATAACTTCGTTATCAGTTGACTTACTTTCTTTTACAAATTTTTCTAAATCACCGTGTAATCTAGACATTGTAATACCAAGAGTAAATGCAAGATTTTTAGCTTGTGCCATAGATAATCTTATTTCAGGGGCATTAGAACCTTCAGCAGACTTTACTTGTTGAATAAAGTTTTGAATAGCACTAGTATTTAATGGTTCACTTGTTGACACGAGATAACTCCGTTCTCATTTCTATTTCTGTTTTGAAAGGTCCTTTACTTTCATAACGTTCAATAGTAATTAGCTTTGGACAAAAACTTTTAACCCAACCTTTATCAAATCTAATAATAAAGTATCCTGCACAGTACAAACTTTTAGACTTACCAGATTTACTAAACATAGGTAATCTACGTTTAACATCGTAGATAGGGTTATAAGGTAAGCAACTAGTTGGCATACCGTGTACTATTTTTTCTACAGGAGGCGTTTCTAAAATATCTAATTTAGTCCAATTTATTTTACTATTAAACTTTTTAGCAAATGCAGTTTGACTATTAAAATAATGACAATGTCCTGTACTATCATTTAGCATATATTTTTCGTTGTCGTAAGATAATGTTCCAATCTTTTCACCGTCATTTTCAACTAGCCAAAATTTATTTTTTAATACTTCTTTTGCTTTAATTGTCATTGTGGATACCTCGCGTTAAGTGGTTCTGCAAAATAGGTAGCTTGATCTGCAACTCGTTGCATATCCCATTTTGCACAAAATTTCATTAGCCTCATACCAACCTGTGTAACTTCTTTAGGTGTCATATGTTCTTCTATTACATCATTAATAATACTTCTAATATTATCAGGTTGTGCAGTCAAGTCACAAAGGACAACATTGCGAGTATAGTCATCTAGTACACGATGTTCTACACCTTCATGATCAACCCATCGTTGCAACATCATATTATTCCAATTGTAACCTTTTGTATCTTTGTCGGCAAATGCTTCTATAAGGCCTACTTTGTTCTTAGTACCTTTTTTACGTACACCTGGATATGCACTAAATACGTTGTCACTAGTATCGCCTCGCATACACTTTTCAAATAACATAAATTGCGGATCAGGTGCAGGCTTAGGCTCTCCTGTTTTCTTATCAAGCACAGGCTTCTTCTTTTTATCGTCAAAGTAACCTTCGTGTGTAATAATTGTATTGCTAACACCATTGTATTGCTTTACATTAGGTGCAATTAGTTGTGCAAAGTCACCGTCTGTACTAATAATAATATGTGTATCGTTAGGGTGTGCTTGTACCCAACCTGCAATAAGATCGTCTGCTTCTAGTTCAGGATGCCGCATTACAGTACAGTTAGTCTTTGTAGTTACAAAGTCTTTAAACTCGTCAAAGATCTCCCAAAATACCTTATCTTCTTCTGCTTGTGATTCTGTTAGTGCATCTCGTGCCTGTTGTCTATTACGTTTGTAAGGCTCGTAAAAGTCCTTACGCCAGCTACGACCTTCTAAGCAAAACACAACATGATCTGCATTAAAATCATTCCATGCTTTTTTAACACTATTAAGTGTTATGTGTAGAGCCATGCCTACCTTTGTATCAAGATCGCCACGTATCACGTGCCTTGCACGAAAAAATGTGTTAGCAGTATCTACTAGAATATAAGTTGCCATAAGTTTGCCTTTGTGTAATTTATAGTATTATTGTAGCACCAAATCTGGCTTGTGTCAACCACTAAGATACTTCACTTTTACCTTTATCAAGAGGCACAACATTAATATGTCCCATACCTCTATCTGGACTTTGACCTTCATCTTGTAGCATTTGTGAAACAATAGTTCTAAACCAAGCATCTACAATAGCTTCATTAGTCTCACCAGAATAACCAGCATCAAGAAGTTCTTCAATAAACTCATTATTCCAATCGAGCTCAAAGAAACCGTTCTTTATATCTTTTGGATTAACCTGCGTATCAATTACTGCTACCCAAGGTTTACCGGCCTTAGTAGCCGCTTTTTTTTCTAACTCTAACGTACTTCTTCGAGTTTCTTCGTTTGATACTTTTTTAGGTTTTTTATTTTTGCCTTGTATCTTGTTTACTGTATCTTTTATTTTATCCCACATATTTTACCATCCTGCCTTTCTAATAGCATCTGAAGGATCTTTTTTAATTTCTGCCTTCATAGCCTTTTCAAGTTGTTCATTTGTTTCTTTTTTGATTGCATGTAACGCATCAAGTTCCCCATGCATTTCCGAATAGGCTGATGTGGAGTCTTGGGGTGAATCTCCAGCCCCTTTCCATACACGCCTCTGCAACTTCTTTAACATTGAGGTTATACTCTTCCGAACGTCCGCCCAACGGCATAAGGTAAACAGGACAATTGATATCCGCATCACGATATGCTTGAACAGCTCGAGTAACTTCGTCAAAGTCACTTTCAGTAGCGACAACAAACTTGAGATACATGTTACTATTGTTAACAAGCTGATACTCAAAAGCCACATCAGGCTTAATAGCAGTATCCCAAGGTTCTCCACTAACACTAAGTTTTGGGGAACAAGACCATGTGACTTCAAATCTGTCCTGATCGTTGAGATAGTCGAACAAGTCGTCGTGTAAAGATTGTGTAGTATTTGTTTCAAATGTAACATTTTTTAAGTCCTGCATACGTGGGTGTTTAAATAAATCGACGTATAATCTCTGCCACGCCAGGAGAGGTTCGCCACCAGTAAAGATTAAATGAATATCTTGACCGTTGTTCATTGTCCACTTACCTTCTGGAGTAAGTGAAAGTAAATGTTCTACTACTTCGTCAACAGTTGCCTGCTTATTAAACTTTTTAAACTCAGGATAGATACTTGCATATGTATCACATCCTGTGTGTATAATAGGTAAGTCGTTAAACTCTTTAGTAGTTTCATGTACACCAGCATCTATTAGTGCTTTTACTTCGGGATTATATCTAATCCCATCAGCATGTAATTCTGTTCTGTTACGTTTCTCATCTGTACCAAAGTTCATGCAACGAAAGTTACAACCAAATGTACGTAGGAACACACTAGGTACTCCTACAAACTTGCCTTCGCCTTGTACACTATAAAATGCTTCTGAATATCTAAGTTTCATATTAGGCTCCACATGCAAACTGTTGTTGTAATTTAATATTATCCATAAACTCTTTCTTAGTACCAGGGTCTTCATTAAATGCACCACGTAGCACAGTTGTCTGTGTTAAACTGCTATGTGCCATAATACCTCTATTCTCACAACAACCGTGTGTTGCTTGAATGTAAACACCAACATTTTTAGTACCTGTTGCTTTTTGAATCTCGTCAGCAATAACATTATTAAGTTCTTCTTGTAGTGTACCTCGTCTAGCACACCATTGTGCAATACGTGTATACTTGCTAAGACCAATAAGTTTATCTGCGGCAATAATACCAATGTATGCTACACCAACAACTGGTTGATGATGATGCGAACAAACACTTTTAAGTTCACTTCGTACAACTAACATACCTTCATAACCATTTTCAATATGATTAGGAAATGCTGTTGCGTTAGGCATAGGATCATAACGTCCTTGCATTAATTCATTAATATACATTTTAGCAAGACGTCTACCAGTATCCATACTGTTAGGATCATTTGCTCTGTCAATAATTAAACTGTCTAGTACTGCTTCGAACTTAGGTGTAAGCTCGTCAATTAAAGCTTCTTTATCGCCGTCATTTAATACAGAGCTAATATTATCACCTGCCCAATATCTAATACCTGCATGTTCTAATTTATGTTTTATTTCTTTACTTTTACTCAATTATATTCTCCGATGTTTAGGCAGTGGATTGCCGATGTTGTTAATACAATGCACAATATATCTTATATTATACATTGTATTTAGGTTTTTGTCAAGCATTTATTTAAAATACTTGTCTAATACTTCAAGTTGATCGTGATATTCTGCAATCACTTTCAATTCTTTTTCAACAGCATCTAAAACATCTGGATGTTCACCAACACCTGCTGCTCTTTGCAAATAGATTTCAACATTCATTGCATGTTTAGCAATATGTCCATTTGCGTGTTCTCTAATAGCTTTAATCATATTAGATCTGTTATATTCACCTTGACTTGTCATATTTTACCTCCTAATGTAA